AAGAACAACAATCAAATAGTGTATCCGAAATGATGACAAAATCTTGTTGGGTTAGAGTTACAGCTGCAGTTCCAGAGTATAAAAAACACGCATCTGGTGAATTTGAGGGTCAGTATGTATATCCATTAGAAAAACTTGGACATAAACCAATGCGGTTATCAAGTGCATTCAAAGATGGCCAACCATTAAATCAACCACTTGCTTCAAAAACTAATTTATTAAACAATAAACCAACATCTATATTAAGACCGCATACAGGAGTTATTGGTATATCCACAAGTTTTAAAAACCATTCGATACAAAATGTAAGTATCAATTGGAAATTATGGGACATAAATGATTTTGAGGTATATGAAAAAGCATTTTTAAAACATGGAAGAACTGTCTTAGTAGAGTTTGGTTGGTCAACACCCGAAACTAAAACATTAACTAAGCCAGAAAAACCTGAAGATTTACTACAATACTACAATTCGATACAAGAAAAAATTATATCAAGTGGTGGTGATTATTATGCAGCTATGGGTGTTATAAAAAGTTTTAGTTATAACATAGGAGTTAACGGAGAATTTGATTGTACTACAGAATTAACTTCAATGGGGAATACACTATTCAAAGGGCCCGTAGACCCCGCGGATAATCCTGTACCAGAAGTGGTAAGAAATAAAAATACTAAAACTATAGAAGAAGCTTTTCAGAAATCACAAGTAAATTTTGAAACCTATATGAAATCTTTTAATGAAAGACTCAAATTAGAATTTGAAAGTGGTGCTGCTGGAGTTTATTTTCAAGAAGATAATAATAAGGGATATTGTAGTTATGGCTGGTTTGAAGATGAGATTCTAAATACATTCTTTGGTATGGTTACTAAAAAATATGGTGCAGCAGATTCCACCGACCCTGGTAGTGAATTGACTACACAAATTAGAAGTATGGGTACGAAGTATGCAATTTCAGTAGATAGTTTAGGTGAGATAGTTGATTCAGAAAAGATAACTGGCGATAATCCATGTAGGGATAGTTTTCATTTATATACGATGAATCCACACATACAATTTCCAGGTAAATATATTGGGATACGAACAATAAAAGAAGCCGGAGCGAATGCAAATAAGGTATTTGAATCTAAAATTGCTGAAAAGTATGTAACTTTGGGCAAAACATTTGATGATATAAATAGTTTATTTTTACCATTCAAAATTGATGGTTCGGAGTGGGGTAGTATAAGAAATATAGTATTTAGTGCAGATTTTATTGCACAACAATTTAGTGGTATTAGAAGTTTAGAAGATGGTTTAAATAATTTTTGGAATGCAGTTAATGCACAATATGGTTCATTTTGGGATTTTAGAGTAGTACAAGATGCTGGACACAATGGTAGGATAGGGGTTATTGATAATTATGCTACAGAAAATAGAATTAAAGATATTAACCCTAAGATGGATGGTAAACGGTCTACATTTGATGACCCAAATCACGTTTTTGAATTTCCATTATATAGTAATCGTTCAATGTTTAAAGATTTCTCTTTAGAGGTTAAGTTGAGTTCTCAAATGGCTACACAGGCAATGTTTCATAGTAATAAAAATTTTGGTACACAAGGTGAAGGTGGAAGTGGCAAACCAGAAGATATAGGAGTTACTGCATTAGCATCAATGCAAAATCAAACTATGGCAGATAAAACTGCAAATGTACAATCCCAAGAAGATAGTAAGGATTACATACTTGATGAGGTTTGGTTTCCATATCTTGGTAACCCAAGTAACAACACTGGCCCGCAGAGAATGACTAGAAAAGACCCAAATGACCCAAATTCTGATTTAGTTCTTTCAAATGTGGGAGAACAAAATAAATTAGAGGGATTAGATACTGATATAGAAGTTGGAAAGTCCGCAGAGATGAGCTTAAAAACTGAGGGTGAGATTGAAAAATTCGAAAGTGCAAATAATTGGTTTGGTGATGATAATCCATCTCAAAGGGAAGAAGTATTAATTTACACCGCAGATGGAGAAATGTTGGGAAGTTTTGAACGGGGTATGTTGTGGATGATGAATAAATCTTCGGAAGCACAAGCAGCTATAGACCCACTAACACCATTAAATATTAGCTTCACTATTCCAGGTATTGGTGGAATAAGTATGTATGATTTATTCGCAGTAGATTACTTACCAAAGAGATATAGAGATTATGGTTTATTTCAAGTTAATTCAGTTGACCATACACTATCACCATCAGGTTGGGATACAAAACTAAGTGGAATGTTACGAGTGGATATGGATTCATTAATTAAAGCAGCAAAAAAAGCTGGTTCATATACAGACCCGAAAGTTGTAGAGATAAATTCTACATTTGATAATTCATCATCTGCAAGTGTATTACAAGTAAAACAAAATTCTCAAAAGTTTGAAACGGCAAAGAAATCTACTGGAGTATAAAATCGCCAAATTAAAAGTTTATTTGGGGTTTTAAACTGATATATATTATTAATTAAAGGTTATGTTATGATTCTATGGTTCACAGGCCAACCAGGTTCTGGTAAGACTACATTATGTACAGAGTTAAAACACAAGTTGTCATTTTGGAAACACAAAGTGGTGCATATTGATGGGGATAACCTTCGTGATATCTTAAACAATAAAGATTATTCCGAAGATGGTAGACGAAAGAATGTTCAGTTTGCTATTGATATGGCAAAGGTTTTAGACAATATAGGTTACATTGTATTGGTGTCATTAGTTTCACCTTATAGAGATATGAGGCAGGAACTAAAGAGGTCAAGGAATGTTTCAGAGTTTTATATACACTCAACCCGACCAACAGAAAAAGAACAATATTGGGTGGATGATTACGAACCACCACTAACAAACTTTACAGATATAAATGCAGACAAATCAATAAAGGAGTGTGTAGATGAAATATTCGATGTTTATCGGCAGATGGCAACCTTGGCATAAAGGACATCAATGGTTAATAGAACAACGATTGAAAGAGGGTAAGAATGTTTTGATTTGTATTCGAGATATGATGCCAGACAAAAACAATCCATTTACTTGTGAGGAAGTATTTGATATGTTATCCAGAGAGTTATCAGATTACATTAGAGTTAAACAAGTTAAACTTATGATAGTACCTGATATAGAATCAGTCAATTATGGTAGAGGAGTGGGTTATGATATTATAGAACACACACCACCTACAGAAATAGGTGAGATATCTGCAACAAAGATTCGTGAAAAATATAAAAAAGAAAGAAGTGATGAATTAATAGAAATGATTAAATTAAAAGGAAGTGCATAGTGAAAAAATTAATAAAGTTTTTAAAGAAACCTGAGACTAAAAAACTACATAAAGAATCTATGAAGTTTCAAGGTTTGGAAAAGCTAATTAAGAAGATAAAAGATTGTGGTGAGGCTTAATGAAAATTGATGTATTAGATAAAGGTTATATAGAATTAGTTGATTCTCTTGGTAATGATTTAACTCCAGTAAATGCTGCAAGAGTTTCCTTTGGTCAAAAGAGTGATAAGTTTACAGATAAGGATAGAAAACTATCCAAGTTTCTAATTAAACATAAACACTTTTCACCATTTAGACACCAACACATTCAAGTTATTATTAAAGCACCAGAATTTGTTATGAGACAAGCATACAAACACGTTGTGGGGATTGAAACCACATCATCAAGTGTTACCAAAGACCATGCTTGGAACGAAATTAGTGGTAGATATATGCCAGTAAAAGATTTTTATTATCCTGATAAGTGGAGAAAACAATCAGATGATAATAAACAAGCAAGTGATGGGGAATTAACAGATTTTCAATCTAATAGAGCATTACTTGAATATGGGGATTTGATGAGAAAAATGATAGAAGTGTATGAGGGATTTGTTAATATGGGAATGGCAAAAGAACAAGCTAGAATTGTATTACCACTATCACAATACACATTAGTTTATTGGACTGCATCTTTCCAAAGTGTTATGAACTTTATAGAATTACGAGATGAATCTACTTCACAATGGGAGATACGGGAATATGCTATTGCATTAAAAGAGATAATGATGGAAACATTTCCCGAAACTACTAAGTTGTGGAGTGAAAACTACTGGAATAAGTAATGAAAGGTTGGATATTTACTACACAAGATAACCCATCGTATGAAACTAAAAGATTAATAGAATGTTTTGCAAAAGAGGGTATAGAATGTTTTGCAATACACCCAAATCATGTTGATATCTTTATAAGTAAAGAGAATAAAAGGTCGGTGTTAGTTGAAAATGAACACACTACAATACCTGATTTTGTAATTCCAAGAGTAGGTTCATCCACTACATATTATCAGAAGGCAGTATTCAGACACTTAGAACGTATGGGGGTGTTGTTTATTAATAGTTCAGATGCAATTGATAATGTAAAGGATAAACTCTACACAATGCAAATACTTTCACAGAATAATATACCACATCCAAAAACTATGTTGGTTAAAAATCCAATTGATTCAAGTTATGTGGAGAGGAATATTGGATTCCCCATAGTGGTAAAATCATTAAGTGGAACACATGGAAAGGGTGTTTATCTTTCAGAAAAAAAATCAAATTTCGAACAATTAGTAGAGATGATGGAACAATTTAATGATAGGTTTAATATTATATTACAAGAATTTGTTAGTGATTCGTTTGGTAGAGATTTAAGAATTATCGTAGTGGGGGGTAAAGTTATTGGAGCAATGAAACGGGAATCATCCGATGGAGATTTCAGAGCAAACATCACACGTGGTGGAGAAGCAAAACCAGTAGAATTGGATGAACAAATGGAATATTTAGCATTAGAATCTACAAAATTATTAAATTTAGATATAGGTGGTGTAGATTTATTATATGATAATGATGGATACAAAATATGTGAGATTAATTCATCACCTGGATTCTTCGGAATGGAAAAATATACTGAGATAAGAGTTGCTGAACAGATAGTTATGTATGTGAAGAATAAATTAAATTAATGGTTATAGTAAATACACAAGATAGTTGGGAAACTTTATCTAAAAGATTACAGAAAGAACCATTTGTATATCTACAAATGTTTTCAGATGTAAATAAACATCCACTTGACAATCGAGTGTCTTGTTATTATATTCGTACTATGACAAGAGAATTTATAGTACCAGTTCATCATAATGAAAAATTTTCGGAAGATATACAATATCTGAATATAGATACACCAATGCTTGTATCTGATTTAAAATCCCATAAGCACATTTCTATGATAACTTCTAATGAAGTTTATGATTTGAATTGGTGTCATTATATGAAAACAAATCAACCATATGATTTTGATAAACATTTAACAACTGCACATCACCACAATTATAGATTACATTACGATAAAGAAAATGTTAATGATATAATTCCGTTGGTAAAGCATGCTGAGTATTTTGAAAAGGTATCAAAAGAATTGATGGTGAATTTTGAAAAGGAATATGACCAAACTATCTTGGAAGTTTTATATGAAATAGAAAAGAATGGATTATACACTACAGATGATAAAATGGTTTATTCAGAATATAATCCATACACTTTAACGGGTAGACCAAGTAATAGGTTTGGTGGAATGAATTTTGCAGCATTAAATAAAAAGGATGGTAGTAGAAAACAATTTATCAGTAGACATAAACATGGGGTATTGGTAGAGTTTGATTTTGATGCGTATCACCCACGATTAATAGGTGATATGATTGATTATAAATTCCCTAAAGGTTCTGCACATAATCACCTAGCAAAAACATATGGATTAGGTTATGATGAGGGAAAACAATTAACATTTAAGTATTTATATGGTGGTATAACTACCGAAATGAAACAAAACCCGTTTTTTGGTAGGGTTGATGAGTTTATAAATGGGTTGTGGAGTACATGGAAATCATCGAAAAGTATTCAATCTGATATTTATAATAGAGAAATAGTTAAGGTGAACTTGCACGATATGAATCCGAATAAATTGTTCAATTATATGATACAATTATCGGAGACTGAAAATAATATTCGTATCGTAAAAGAATTAATTCCCATTATAGAAAATGGAGATTATAGTAGTAGGTTAGTATTATATAATTACGATGCCTTTTTATTTGATTTTGATGTAAAAGGAGATGGTTTGGGATACTTAAAAAAAGTAAAAGAAGTATTAGAACAAAATGGGAAATATCCAACAAAAGTATCTATGGGTGATAACTATCATAGTATGAAGGATATAACAAAGAGATTTTAATGATAACAGATTTTGATAAAATATTAAATGAGTTGAGTTACAGAGTTAAGGATGGTACACCCGATTTAACTAATGAACAACACTTGATTAAATTGTTTGATGTGTTGAAAGAATACAATTGGCCAATTAATGAGAGAGTTAGACTTATAAAAAATCTCACAACACCATCACAAATTATTGTAGAAGGTAGTACAGGTGCAACTACATTTTATCACGAAGTAATGACTGGTATATTAGTTGCTGGTGGTAGTAGTTCATTCAAAGATGGTGCAGAAGTTGCAAAGTTTTTTAAGAATAAAAAAATAAAAGCAGTAAATTCTGGATTAACTGAAGTCCCACCTGCAGGTGCAGTATGGGAAAAATTTTTATTAAAAGCTTCAATTCCAAAGGGAGACCTCGTATCCGATGCAAAAAAACTATCTTCGAGAATTGTAAAAGAATTAGGTAAGGGTACGAATATGATGTGGACCGGCCCAACAAACGATGGTTCTAAGTATGGAGCTGCAGATATTGCTGGTACATTTAGTGGTTATGGTGATGTTGGTATATCTTTAAAGAAGGGGGTTGGACAATTAAAGAATTTAACTCTGGGTACTTTTACAAAAGCATTGGGACTAAAAGAATTAAAAGGAAAGGATTTTATAACAACATATAAATCAGATTTTGATGCGATGACAAAAGATTGGAAAGTTTTAGTTACAAAATTATTTAATTCAAAAACAAAAGATTCAAAAGCAAAAACGATTTTTAAGAATCATATTAAAAACACTTGGGATGAATATCAAAAAGAAATATTAACAGAAGAAGAATTGAATATATTAACAGAGGCAGTTGGTTTACCTAAAATGAAATATGCTACTAAAACAAAAAAGTTCAAATATTTTTGTAGAAAAATGCAAGAGAAGAATCATCCACAATGGAAAGTTTGGAATGTCAAACGGACAAAACATTTCAAGAATATTTTCGAAACGTACTTATCAGGTAAAGAAAATTCAATACGATTAGGTTTACATAATTTATTTAAAAAACAATTAAGTGTTGGGGAAACAAGTTTATTTTATGCTGCTAAGGGTGGTGATACATTTTGGTTTATCCCAAGTGAAAAACTTTATAATAAAAAAATGGGACCTGAAGAATTTATTGCTGATTATGAATTAAAAGAATCAAAATCTGGATATCAATTTTTATTAGATGTTGGTACACAAGACGTTGGTGGTATTGGGACTGTTATCATAACGATTCGATTTGCGGATGGACAAATGGATGGAGTACCCGGAGTTAAATCAGATTATAAATTAGTTTCAAACGATTGGTCTGGTTTATTAGGAGCATTTAGGAAATAATATGAGAACTCAATTATTATGTACATTTACCCGCTTATCTCGATTGCCAGAAACACTTGATGTTATTATAGAGTGTAACGATATACTTTATGATAAAATATACATTTTTCAGAATATGAAGGAAGAAACCCAATTAATTTGTACCTATAATGTCGAGTTTATTGATAATTACGAGGAGAACATAGAGAACACTATTTCACTACATAGAAAGAAACAGAGTAATACTCTATATACTATTAACGCTTTGAATGAAGTTATCAGAGCAAAGAATAAAGGAATCTTAGATAAGAGCTTTAATGTTGATTGGAGTGAATATCAAAATACTTTACTACTAACCAACGAAACAGGTTTGAATATAATACCTACTAAAATACACCAGGTAGTAAATGTGAAGGATTGGAACAAATAGTTACACAAGTGTATCATTATGATATAGTACGGGTGTATTAAAACAATACACTCCAAAACAACGCGTTTGAATTAACTCATAATCGGTTAACTATATATAAATATCAAGTTTTTTTCAGTTATTTACGTTTTTTTTTAAAATAAAATGTATTTTGGGAATTTATATACATATATATTAATGTATCAAATGAGATACATAGTTTTTTGACAAATTGGATTTTTGAAAAGTACGAGGAGTAATTAACTTCGTATGGAATTGACCGAATAATGGGTAGACTTTAGAAGCCCATAAGGTAATCCAAGATGAGTTCGTGGTGAATCTACAAAGCCGAATGGTTAAGTAGTTGAGACATCAATCATCTAATGTACTTTCTGAAAACATAAAGAAGCAATTCTTTAGACCTTGTTTTGGGTAAGGGTAAAACTGAAATCCCAACTTGTGGCTGAATCAATCTAAACTCAGAGAGATAAGGCACTGACACAGAGATTGTACTCACTCCAATGAGATTAACCATCTTGAGGAGAATCATCGTAACTGATGGGTGTTAGGTACAAGGGCAATAAAATCTGAGCAGAAAGTTGTAGGTATGCAAATCCTACATTCCCTAAAATTTCCAACTTATAAAAAAAGGTTCTCACCGATTTTTAGTTTCCACTTATGATAGACTTAAAAACGAAATGAACCTTTTTTTTTTATAAAAAACTTAAACTATATTACATTTTAGCAAATTTAGTTGATATATATTATTGTATCAAGGTTACACTTGATTGACAAATGAAAAATAAACATAAACAAATGGAGAATATGAAATGGATTTAAACGCAATAAAAAAACGCCTCGGGCAGTTACAAACAACTAACAATCGGACTTCCAGTCTTTGGAAACCACAACCAGGTAAAACTCAAATTCGTATCGTACCTTACTCATTCAATAAAGATAATCCTTTTATTGAATTGTTTTTTCACTACAATCTGAGCAATCGCTCTTATTTATCACCAATTTCTTTTGGTAGACCAGACCCTATTGAAGAGTTTGCTCAAAAACTAAAAGCAAGTGGCAATAAGGAAGATTATCAGTTATCACGTAAACTTGAAGCAAAGATGAGAACTTTTGCTCCAGTTATAGTTCGTGGTGAAGAATCGCAAGGTGTGAAGTTTTGGGGATTTGGAAAGACAGTTTATCAAGAACTTCTTTCAGTAATCGCAGACCCTGATTATGGTGATATTACAGACCCAATTAATGGTCGTGATATTTCGGTAGAGTTTATCTCAGCTGAGGAGAGTGGAGCAAGTTATCCAAAAACTAACATTCGCGTCAAACCTAATCAATCACCGATTTCTGATGAGCCTGATATACTTGAAAAAGTAAAGAAACAACAGGACATTACAGAAATCTATCAAGAGTTATCATACGATGATATGACAGATATACTAAATACATGGTTAAACCCTGATGGTGATGCAACTGAAGAAGATTCAGAAGTATCAACAACAGCAAAAGCCGTTGGAGGAAATGTAGCTGAACTTGACAAATCTAAGGTAAGTAATACTGGTGATGCTTTTGATGAGTTATTTAACTCGTAAATAAAAACCCCCGTTAATGTGTGGCAACATACAACAAAAGTAGAGATGGGTGTTATTGTATTCCCTAACTACACATTAACAATTTGATAAGGAGAAATGAATGTCATCAGTACACGATGTATTGGCCGATACTTTGGCCGACAGTTTAAATAAGAAATTTAAAGATAATAAAGTAGCATACTTTCTGGATGGTACAGATAATACACCTACGGATATCACAGATTTTATCTCAACAGGTAGTTCTATGTTAGATTTGGCTATATCAAATAGACCAAATGGTGGAATTGCAGTTGGAAGAATTACAGAAATCAATGGATTAGAATCAAGTGGAAAATCTCTACTTGGTGCACACATCTTAGCAGAAACTCAAAAGAAAGGTGGGGTTGCAGTTTATATAGATACTGAAACTTCAGTTTCTCAAGAGTTTATGGAAGTGATTGGAATTGATATGGGTAAGATGTTATATCTACACTTAGAGACAGTAGAAGATATATTTGAAGCGATTGTAGAAATTATAACTAAAGTTAGGGAATCAGATAAAGATAGATTAGTAACTATTATGGTTGATTCACTCGCTGCAGCTACTACGAAAGTAGAGTTGGAAGCAGATTTTGATAAAGATGGTTGGGCAACTGCAAAAGCAATCATTATATCAAAAGCATTGAGAAAGATTACTCAAATGGTTGGTAGACAACGAGTGGCACTTGTGTTTACTAATCAATTAAGACAAAAACTCGGAGTAATGTTCGGAGACCCTTGGACAACAAGTGGTGGGAAAGCATTACCATTCCACGCTTCAACAAGAATTAGGTTGAAGAACATGGGACAAATTAAAGATACAGCAAAAAATGTATTAGGTATGAAGTGTAGAGCACAGATTGTGAAAAACAGACTTGGGCCACCTTTAAGACATACAGATTATCATATGTACTTTGATAGGGGTATTGATAACTACGGAGCTTGGTTGACTGTTCTAAAAGAACATAAGTTGATTAAATCAGCTGGTGCGTGGTACACTCTTACAGACCAAAATGGTAAAGACCATAAGTTTTTATCTAAGGATTGGGAAGAGTTAATTACCAAAGATGATGAGTTGAAAGACTATGTCTATGGTATCATTTGTGATAAGGTTATATTAAAATACAAAGAAAAACTTGGTATTGATGATGTAGAGTTCACAGATGAGGTCTTAGGTGATTAATCAAAAACACTTATCTATACTCGAAGAAATAAAAAAATCTGGCGGAAAGGTTGATGGTGGAGAACCAAATGACTCGGTTTTATTGATTGATGGTTTAAACACTTTTATTAGAGTGTTTACCGCAGTACCTACTACTAATGAGGATGGGGTTCACATTGGTGGAATAGTAGGTTTTTTAAGGTCAATTGGATTCGCTATTAATATGGTAAGACCCACAAGAACTATCATAGTATTTGATGGTAAAGGTGGGTCTAACCGCCGTAGAAAAATATTTCCAGAGTATAAGGCAGGAAGAAAGATGTCTCTTCGGTTGAATAGAACAGATGGAATATCTTTAACTCGTGCAGATGAACATAAAATGATGATTGCTCAATTAAATAGAGTAATCGAGTATTTAGAACTATTACCTTTAACTATTACTACTGCTGAAAACATAGAAGCAGATGATGTGATTGGTTATTCAGCAAAACATGTCTTTAAGGATAAGGTTACTATAATGTCAACCGATAAAGATTTCTTACAATTGGTGGATGATAGAATTTCAGTTTGGTCACCTACTAAGAAGAAGATGTATGACCAAGAAAAAATATTGGAAGAATATGGCATAAGTTCCACAAACTTTTTATTATTTAGAACAATGGATGGTGATAAATCGGATGGGATACCTGGTATTAAGGGTGCTGGAATAAAAACCCTTTTAAAGTTATTTCCTTGGCTTGAATCCCCCCATAAGTTTACAATAGAAGATGTTCTGAAAAGTGCAGAATCTAAAAAGAAACAATTTAAATTATGTGAAGTAATTACTAATTCTTCAGACCAATTACTCTTGAATAAGAAACTGATGGATTTAGATGAGATAAACATATCTGGAAGTAGTAAGTTAAAAATACAAGAGATATGTGGGAATCCTATACAGCGTTTAGTGAAACATATATTTCAAAAGAAATTTTTGGAAGATAAATTGTACACGGCGTTACCTAATTTAGATAGTTGGTTACACACAACATTTAATAGATTAAATTTTATGGCAGAGAAAACACATGGGACGAAAACGTAAATACCATACCGATAAAGAACGTCAGGATGCTCAACGAAAGTGGCAGATGGAACATTATATGCGTAATGCTGAAGATTTAAAAGCAAAAGCACGACAAAGGTATCGTGATAAGAAAAGAAAAGAATTTTATGATAAAAAAGTCCAAGATTTGTACACGAATCTGGATACTTAATATAGGTTATAATGAGCGAAAATTTAATACAATATGGAACATCGTTCCAGTCAAAAATAATTACAAGTTTATTACTTGATAGTAAATTTACAAAACAAATTATAGAAATATTAGAAGTAAGTTATTTTGATACGGATTCTAATAAATATCTGATAAAATCTATCAAAGAATATTTTGTTAAATACAAAACACCACCAACAATGGAAGCAGTTAAGGTTATACTGGAAGAGGTAGATAATCCTACATTAAAAACCACAATTGTTGATTCATTACGAAATGCTTGGAATTATAGAGAAGCAACAGATTTACCATTTGTTCAAGAACAAACATTAGAGTTTTGTAAGAATCAAGTTGTTAAGGGTGCGATTATGCAATCAGTTGAATTATTAGAATCTCATCGATATGATGAAATCAAAGGTATAATTGACAAAGCAATGACTGCTGGTATGGAAAGGGATATCGGACACGAATACATTACTGGTTTTGAAGAGAGAATGAGTCAACAAGCGAGAATAGTTATGCCAACCGCATGGGATAGTGTTAATGATTTGATGGATGGTGGTTTAGCAGGTGGAGAGCTTGGAGTGATTGTTGCCCCT